AAGAAGAAATCACTTCTTCTGACTACAACAATGTTAAAGCTCTGGTCAACGGTGACGTTGATACTTTCGGTGGCTTTAAGTTCGTAGTTATCGAAGATCGTGCTGAAGGTGGTCTGACTGAAGCAGCTAACATCGTTGATTCATACTTCTTCTCTCAGGACGCTGTTGGTCTTGCAATCGGTATCGACATCAAGACTGACGTTGATTGGATTGCTGATCGCACTTCTTGGTTGTGTAACGGTATGCTGAAGGCTGGTGCCGTATCTCGTGACGGTCTTGGTATCGTTAAAGTTCAATACGACAAAACTGCATAAGGGGAATTATCATGGCTTTTGCAAGATCAGGTTTATCCCGCGTAGGCGGTTCAGGTGGCGGTTCAGTATGGCTTTATGCTACAACTGAAGGCGTTGCTGCTGTACTTGGCGCTAACTTTTTTCTTCCTGCTAAGGACGAGATTAATGTTGGTGACGTTGTACTTGTAGTTGACACCGATGCTGTCGATTTTACTGTTTCATTCTGTGTAGCTAATAACGGTAGCACTACTGTTACTATGGCTTCTGGAACTGCAATCGGTAATAGTTAAGTAGTAAAACTGAATGGGGCTGCTCCGGTGGCCCCTTTCTTTACATCTAAAGGTTTTTTATGGCAAACAGTAAGCTATCGTTAATTAATAATGCTCTTATTCTTATTGGCGATGTGCCACTGACATCCTTGACTAGCGGTACTCGCGCTCAGGTTGTAGCCACTAGCCTATACGATAATATCATTGAGAACGAACTCAGCAAGCATCGCTGGGGTTTTGCTCGTAATGTTGCAGAACTCAGTAAGGATGTAGCTGCTCCTGTAGGTGATGAGTGGCAAACTTCATACACACTCCCTGCCGATATGCTGGCATTAATTAAGATTAATCCTAGCGTCCCATACCAAATTATAAACAATAAAGTCTACTGCAATTATAGCGGTACACTTTTCTGTGATTACATCCGTAAGCCCTCCGAGGCTGATTGGCCAGCATACTTTGCCAAGATGATTGAGTATGCTCTGGGCATGGACTTTGCTCCATCCATTCGTGACAGCGCCTCGTCTATGGAGTTACTAGCTAACCAATACCTGAACGCTAGTCGCATGGCTCGTTACACTGATTCACAGCAACACCCCCAAACAGCAATTCAGGATCGACCATTTATTAACGTGAGGTACTAATGCCTAAGTCACAATTTCAGCAAACCAGCTTTGCCAGTGGTGAGCTGTCACCATTACTTAAAGGCCGTACCGATCTTGATCAATACTACAAGGGCGCTCAGACTGCCGAAAACGTAGTCATCGTACCGCAAGGTGGAGTTAAACGCCGTCCTGGGACACAGTTTATTGAGGGTGTTGTTCGCGCTCTTACTCGTCAAACTGCTATTAATCCTACTATGCCTAGCGGTGGCACTGACGCAAATATTAATGATGGCGATGATGAAACGTATGGTCAAACTGGCGCTGATCTTGGAATGCAAGCAGTTGTTGCTAAATATAATCTGGGCGCAACTTCATCTGTATGGAACCAAACATTTCTTGATATAAGAAACATTAGCATGATTTGGGTTGGGACTGGTGTCGAAGAAAGAGAGTGGTCAGTTCAGGGGCGATTAGAATACTCTGACGATGATGTTACCTGGACGCAATATACAACAATAAGCGTTAGCAATAAGACTGCTCGCAGCTTTAGATTTAGACTCGACGAGCCTGGAAATGTGCAAGCTCACAGGTATTGGCGACTAAAAATTAGCATGCCACTTACCCCTCCTTTTGACGAAATGGCTATTCGCATTGGCGAGTTTGGCTTTAAGCAAGAGGGTTTAGGCATTGATGAAGCCGCAGTATTCGATTGGGTTTATGGCGCTGATCAAAGTTATATAGCAGTAATGACTGCTGGAAACTTGCGATTCTACAGAACCCCTCACGCAGGAAGTTCAGACACAGTATATGTTGCAGATGTTGTTGTTCCGTATTTATCTGATGCTGTTCATGATGTTAGGGACGCTCAAACTGAAGGCGTAATGTTAATGTTCCATGAGGACTACCCATCAATACGAATTGTTTTTGATGGCCTAGACCTTAACAACTCGTTTATTGTTGATAACATTCCTTTTGTAAATGTTCCCCAGTATGACTATAACGATGATGACAGTCCAATCGCCAGAGATGAAATACAAACAGTTACATTTGGTGGATTTAAAGAGGGAGAGCAATATCAAATTGATGTTGAAGGTGTATTAAGTAAAACGATTACTTATGCTGGCGATGCCAATGCTCACGAGCAATCTTCAACTGCCTTTAACTTACAGCGCAATCTTCAAGATATGCCTGTGTTTGGATTTAGTGGTGTTACGGTAACTCGAACTGCAAACCACACTTACACTATTCGTATTAGTAATGGATCAGCAAAAGATTTTGAGTTGTTTTCAGGCTTTTCCTTAACCAATACTAACGATACGCTGGCTTTTGTAAAGGATCAGGATGGCTCTCCAAGACAAGAAGATGTTTGGTCTGAAACTAGAGGATACCCAAAGATGGGTGTTTTCAGTGATGGTAGATTATGGCTTGGCGGAACTAAGTCAAAGCGTCAAAGTTTGTTTGCGTCCAGAGCAGGAAACTTCTTTGATTTTCTAGTTAATTCTGGAGAAGATGATGAAGCAATTTTTATTACAATTGACTCTCGTGGATTAACAAACATTGTAGATATTAATCCTGACAGGGGATTGCAGGTATTCTGTTCAGGATCAGAATTTCTTGTTAAGGGAAATACTCCATCAACTGTTAGTGTTGTTCAGCAAACAAGGCATGGTTCTTTTGATCTTGAAGTGCAGTCTATTGATGGCGCTACATTGTTTGTAGACAAGAACGGCAACACATTGCGTCAATATTTGTTTAGCTTCAATGAAGATGCTTACACTTCTAATGATATATCTGTGCTTTCATCTCAACTTATTAATCAGCCTGTTGACATGGCTATACTGCCAGGAACAACAACTGATGATGCTAACTGGGTATTCTTGGTAAATCAAGATGGTACTGGAGTTGTATTAAACACAATGCGCTCTCAAGACATTAACGGATTTACGCGATGGACTCCTTTTAAAAGCCCTACAATTGCAACTGAACAGAATGTAATTAAGTCTTGCGCTACTGTTGCTGATGAGCTTTACATGATTGTTTATCGTGAAGCAGGAAATAGTGATTACTATGACATTGAGCGCTGGAGCTTTGATCATTTGCTAGAGTCTGGGATAAAGACAACTGTTACAGTTCCAAGCCCTGTTGCTGACGTTGTAGTTGAAGTTGGCAATAGACTGCTGGGGTACTCTGTTAGCGTATTAGCTGATGGCGATGTACTTCCTAATCGAGTTGTTTCCAATATTAGCGGCACCGTTGGTGTGACTATTACTGCCGCAGAGCTTAACGGTTTTACCACTAGAGACTTGGAGATTGGCTTAGGTTTTTCAGTTAAAGTTAAGACTATGCCTCTTAATACTAATCCTGGTACTCGTGGTGGACAGAACACCATGAAGCGCAAGAAGATTACTAACATTAACTTGCGTGTGTATGAGAGTGCTGGCATCTACATTGATGGCAATGCTGTACCTATTAGACAGTTTGGCGATGCTCAAGACACTCCCCTTAATACCCCATTTGTTCCTAGAACTGGTATTATAGAAGACGAAAACGGTGGTAATGGTTGGTCTACAGAAGTAGTCCCAGAGATCACAGTACCTGATGGTACGCCATTCCATCTACAATCTATTCAATATGAGGTTGAGTCTTCGTGAATGATGTTGTAACCCAAGATAGTATTTACCAGTTACAAGAGATAATGAAGGAATTTCCAAAGGCAGATGTAGTAACAAGACACCACTTCTCTGACGGAATGTATGCAAGAGAAATGGTAATGCCAGCGGGTAGCATTGTTGTAGGAGCTTTGCATAAAAGCAAGCACCTGTTTAGCGTGGTATCTGGGGAGTGTGAAGTATCCAGTGTTCACGAGAGGGAAAAGATTGTAGCTCCGTACTTGGGTGAGACAGTGCCAGGAACTAAGCGTGTTATATATAGCGAGACAGGGTGTACTTGGATTGGATTTTTTCCTACACACTTAACAGATATTGATGAAATTGAAGCAGCTCTAGTAGAGTGAGAGGTTATTTAGATGTTTGTAATAGCAGCAACAGCAACACAATTGATGGTCGGAGCATTGGCGGTCAGTACAGGCCTTCAGGCTTATGGTCAGCTTGAAGCCGGTAAAGATCAGGAGGCCGCACTTAAAACTCAAGCAGAGCAAGAGCGTGTAGCCGCTGAGAGTCGTGAGCTAGAACGTCAGCAGAAGCTAAATAGGGCGCTTGCAGCTAATGCTGTGGGTATGGGTATGTCAGGTATTAAAGCTGAAGGTACACCTTCTAGTATCGCTCTGGAGAGTGCTAAGAATGTTGGCCTAAGTGAAGGTATGTTAAAGCTATCTGATCGACTTGCTCAAGCCCAGTTAAGACGGCAAGGAGCTACTGCTGCATCTGCTGCTAAAATTGGTTCTGCAAGTACACTGTTAAGTGGCGGTGTTGACGCATATAGAGCGAGTTTATAACAATGGCTAGACAACCTAGACAACAAAGAATTGACGTATACGGCGGTTTTACTCCAACTG